TCGGCGTGACACAGGGCATTACCGGCGATTTTCCTGATACCGTGTTTCCTCGTGGCCGCGCGATTTACTCATCCAGCCGCAACGTGATGGATAATATTGCTGCGCAGTGCAAAGCGACATGGCAACTGGTGGATGGTCAGGTCCAGATGGTGCCGGAGGATAAATATATTCACGAAGCCATTGTGTTGAATGCCAATACTGGCCTGATCGGTATGCCGCAACAGACAATGGGCGGCGGCGTAAACGTGCGGTGCCTGATAAACCCAAACATCCGCATTAATGGTCTTATCCAGCTCGATCAGGCTTCGGTGTACCGCGCCGCGCTCGGCAATAGCGAAATCGCACAGTCGCCCGGGCGTATCACTGAAACGGAAGAGAACGGCAACCGCGCACTGACCGGCACAACGTCACAGGCTGCCAGCATTGCGACAGATGGCGTTTATATCGTCAAAGCTATCGACTATACTGGCGACACCAGAGGTCAGGCGTGGTACATGGATTTGATGTGTTTTGCGCGTGGCAGTCGTGATTTAGTTAATGCTGGTGCTATGCAAAAAACAAACTACTGAGGTACGGGACGTGAAACTCGTAATTTTTATCATTGCAGCATTATTTTCTTTCCAAGCTATTGCTGATTCTCAGTGTGGTGATTTCAAAATCCATTGGGCTGATGATGGTTTCGCTCGCGTAAACGGAGCTAAACCTGAATCGCAAAAAGTGACATTTCTTAAAAATGACGGTGATTATAACAACGTCAAAATTGAATGGCGCTTAGCGACCAATCAACCAGGGCGATGGGTAGGAATGGAGTTTATTGGCCGTAATGGTAAAGCAATCCTGAATGCTCAGTGGCTGCAAGCCAGCATGGATTCGCCGCGTCAGTATGCAACATACGACTGCCGAAAAGTAAAATAGCCCGCCAGATAGGCGGGCATGCGTCAAAAATATTGAGCTTTAATTATAATAAACACAATAATTACGAACAGGATGTTTCTAATTATTTTTTGCTTATGAGTAAGTTGTTTTTTTTCTGTCGATTTCCCGGGAGAGTAAAGGTTAGTGGTATGCGACAGCCCCGTGCCGGGAAGGCCATTTGTCATCTTTACGCCTTTTTTCCCGATGTTAATGGTGGAACCTTTACCACCAATCGAAGTGCTTACTCCGCTTTTGCTAATGTTGATCGCGAGTCCGGGCGCAATCCGGATTCTTTTGCGAAATCTAAATCCCATTTGT